CTGAATTTCGTCTGCTAGTGCTTTCGCGCTCTTCATTTGGACTGCCCTTATTGGGTTGTGTGGCAGTCGTTAAACCAAGATAGCGGCATGACTGCCACGGGAAACAAACTGTTTTTACCGTGAGTCACTGCCGCTAATAAGTTGCAGAGTTGTTGGCACTTCTGGCCGACGCAATAAATCTAGGCTACTGGCCTGGGCTTGTCAAGTGTTTTGAGAACTGGGCCATTTTAGCCCGCATCAAATTCGCTTTGGCCTGATCGAATTGCGAAGCAACTTTCTTTTTCTTCTTGTCGCTCGATCCGTACCTAGCCGTAGCTAGACCGAAGTCGATAGATTCATCGACCCCAAACCAAGTTTCGTTGCCCATCATAGACTCGATCTCGCTTGGGTCCGTGTCGACCATATGCTGCCGGTAAATATCGACCAGCGAAGCGTCATAGCTTTTCAATGCCGAAATCACCTTGCCTAGTTCGTCTTGGTTGCCCATCGCGAAGGCCATCGCTCGATGGATCATAATCCGCGATCCGTCGGCCATCAGTCGATTCTTTCCCGCCAAGAAAATCACGCTAGCCGCCGACGCCGCTAGGCTGTCGTTGATCGTTGTAACTTCCCCGCCGTGTGATCGAAGTGCGTTGTAGATCCCGATCCCCTCATCGGCCGCGCCGCCTGGACTGTTGATTCGGATCGTCACCGGACTGGATCCGAAAGAACGCAACGCATCAACGACGCCCTTTTGAGTAATCGGAAATTCATCCCATCCATCGCCAACGATACCGCTCAAAAGGATTTCGTTGGTTTCTGCTTTGATCTCGATCATTATTTCGCGCCTTTCAGTTCAAATAGCCTGTTTTCCCACGTTTTAACCTCGTTTTCGACGGCTTTCTGTAGCGATTCGCCACCGTATTGAGCCGCCAAAGCCGCTAGGATCTGCGTCGATTTCTCGCAATGGAGCCTTGCTAGGTCACGGTCGAGCCCGATAGCTTCGATCTTGTCGGCAAGCTTGTTTTCCCATTGCGGGTACTTTTTGCCGATCCAAGCGACAAACTGGGCCTTTTTCGATGCGTTGATTGCGTTATTGCCTTCGGTCTTGATAAGACCCCGCAACATTTGCTCCACGGCTCGATCGTTTCTGGCTTGCTCTTGGCTGTCCTCTTGCGAGTCCTCTTGGTCGTCCTCTGGCGTGTCCTCTGCTTCGTCTGGCGATTGCTCCCCGGTCGCTGGGCTGATCGCCGGGTTAATGAACTCATCGCCGCCGACGTAGGGGTTTAGGTCGAGTTTGGCTCTGCATTCGTTCGGGTTCATTATCCGAGACGCAATCGCCTTGGAGAATGATTCCATCGTCGTTGCTAGGTCAGTCCGATACAACGCTGCCGGGTTGCACTTGAAATAGACCTCCCGCGAATTCTTTTCGCGTCGCGTACGGAGCTTCATATCGCACTGCTCCTCGAACTTGACTAGCCAGTGATCCAAGCATTGAAGGTAAGCTAGCTGGCTTTGTTCCCTGGTGCTGTAGCTACTCGATTCGCCGTCCCCGGGCATCGCTTCAAGGCCAAAGAGCATACCAACTTCCTGCCGGGTTAGCTTTTGCAAGGCTGCGAATTGAGCGTCATTGTTATTCATCGAGACTGCGTTGGCCTTGATGCCTTCGCGTAGCAATCCAGCCTTGGCCGCGTTGTCGCTGCCCGCTTCGGTCTTGTTGAATTCGTCGATAAACTCCTTGGCGTCCTCGGGCTTGCGTAACGCACCCGTTGGGGCCTCAAGGAATAGCTTGCCTCGAAAGCCCCGCCTGAGTTGGTTTAGCTTGAAGTTCACTTCTTCGCTGCCCGTCGCGAAGGTCTTGTTGGCAACATCGAGTAGCCCGATACCCTCGACGCCATCGAAGGAAAAGCCTGGAACGTGCAAAACATCCTCATCGTGAAAAACTAGGTAGCCGTTGGCGTCGGTATCGTAAGCATCGAAAAGATTCTTTTTGCTCTGATCTTCCGGCTTGGTGATATGGTACTTTTCGCCCTCGTGAATGATCGTCCAGGTCGCATCGGGCATCATGGGAATCAGTTCGGTAATCGTCCGAGCGTTGCGAATGATAGCCGCTCTGCCGTTTCCCTTGAGAAGAGCATGACTCAAGAATTGCTCCTTGAAAGTCGATGGGGCTTGAATCTTGTTCGGTTGCTCTCTGAGTAGCTGATACCCAACGTGCAAAGTATCGTTGATCGAACCCTGTCCGACCACCCGCTTAACGTCAACAGGTATTCGCCCAAAGTCCCCGGTTAGCTTGTTGTGCGCGTACCAAGCCGGAGGGACTCCTAGAGCCTCATTTACGCCGACCCTACGCCCGCTCAAATACGAGTCATCGTCTAGCCCCATCCATCGAGCAAACACACTAAATAAACTCATCCGAGCCCCCTTTAAGTGACGTAAAGTTTACCCGAAGAACGCTCAGGCTGCAAACTAGCAATCCTGTAAGCCATAACCGCCGCAACAATCGGATCGATCTTGTCTTTCGACTTGGCCTTATCGAACATCCATCGATCTTGGCGATCCTTGCATATCATCGCGTTATTCGCGCACCATCGAAGCAACTTGGATTCCAGGAGCACAAGCCGCCCGTCTTTCATTAACTGGATGAAGTCGCGAATAGCTTCATTGAAGTTGGCTTGGTTCTGGGCCATCCTGGCCGCCGTCGCTCCAGCCTTGCCTATCTTTTCGCCGAGTTGCTGCCCGTTGTACGGGTCATAAGCTACTTGCTCGATGCCGTAGAGTTCGATCTCTTCGATGAGCGATTCGGTTAAATCTTCGATCGGATAGGTACACTTGAACAGTTCCTCTGTGTGGACAAACTCAGAAAAAGGCATAGCGGTTAAATCCCGCTTTGAGTCTGCCGCGATAAACGCCCGCGTCTTAATCTCGTAGCGAAAAACCGTCTTGCCTTTGGCGTCGGTATCGATCGGAAATCTGGCACACAAGGCGTAAGCCGCTAAGTCGTCACGTGCTCCAAGGTCGACCCCTGAGCCGAAAGCGTCGGCCCCGTTCCAATCGCTATGAGCCCCGACGCAAGCATCGAAGTCATTTAGGTCGAAGGCTTTTTCGGTCGATGATACTAGGGTATTGCCATGAAACCGCTTGAATCGATTGATGCCGATCGCGGTTGCCTTGGATTCGTTCCATCGCTCCCTAAGATAATCAGCCTTTACCGAAACGCCGAGATTAGGATTACTCTTTTTCCAGTTCGCCTCATCGCCTGGATCGTCTTTGTCGTCTAGCTCGTAGATCAGGGCAAAGAGCGTGTTGTCGCTGTGGATGCCCGAGACGACATTCACCGCGTAGTTGTAATCCTCTTTCCACAGATCGGAACTATCATCGCCTGCCGTGGTGATAATCAGGTGCAATGGTTGCGACCTAGACGCCGAACCCGTCACCATCGTATCGTAGAACTTCCGATGGTAGTGGCTCCACTGGTGCAGCTCATCCATAACGACAACATGCGGATTCAATCCGTCGAACGGCTTTTCGCTCGATACCTTGCGGATATACGATTGATTGTGCTTGAACGTAATCGTTTCGTTCTTAATGTCTGTGTATTTAGTCAGCGGTTGCGATTGGCTCACCATCCGTTCGCACTCGGAATAGACGACGTTGGCTTGCTCTTTCTTGGTTGCCGTCAATAGGATTTGACCTACCGCTTCGGGCTTGCGGGTCTTCGGGTCAATGTCGGCCATGGCGCAGAAGTGACAAACGCCCGCGATGAGCGTTGATTTTCCATTCTTTCGGCCCATCGACCAATAGACTTTGCGGAATCGCCTTGAGCCGTCCTCGTCGCGTTTCCACCCGAAGATGTTCCATAGCCCGAATAGCTGCCAGTCTTCGAGGATAAGGGGCTTGCCCGCGAATTCGCCAACTGAATGACGCAAGACAAGAGGGAAGAACTCGCAGACTAACTCGGCCTGTCGTCGGTCGAAGTGATACGGGAAATCCGGTTGGCTTTGGTGTTCCAGGTCGATTCGGTATCGGCGTACCGCATCCTTCACGCGATCGCAAGCGATGATTTCGCCCGTTTCGATTGCGTTGCAGTATTCCTCGACACGCTGGCCGATCCCGCTTGCTATCACCCGGTTGCCCTCATTAGCCACTCTTGGAACGGATCCTCCTCATCCTTTTGGGGTGCTCTCAGTCTTGACCTAGCCGAAGGGGTTAAGCCTAATTCGGCCTCCCGTTTTAAGCATCGGTCAGCAAACTTATGGAACTGATTCGCCTCGGGCTTGGTCGTTATGCCGCCTTTTGCGTTCACGTCCGAGACTTGCCCGCCCTTGATCGATTCCCACAACGAAAGCATCATTGAGTAGTCAAGGCAATAGCCCGCGATTAGCCCTTGATCGGTCTCGGCCAAAAGGTTCATGGATTCGAGTTGATCGCAAACCCAGTGCCAACGGGACTTGGCCGCCGGATCGGACTCGACCGCCTCGGGAATCTTCGGCCTCCCTAGCTTCGGTTTTGGCTCATCTGCGTTGCGTCGCTCGGGGTGCTTAATGAACGCACCCGAAGCCTCTTTAATCGCGTTGGAAAGCGGTTTGCGGCCCTTTACCATGAAAATCAAGCCTTTATGGTACTGAGTTTACAGAAACGGAGATGGTTTCGTATCCG